CTGCCGAAACCGCCGCGCAGCCGATCATGGCAAGGCTGTCGGTGTAGCCCGATCCGCCGCTGCAGCTCGTCACCTCGGTGCCGCCGATCGTCACCCGCGCCGACCAGGTGACCGGGCCGGTGGCGAAATAGTCCTGCTTGGCCGTCACCATGGCGATGATGTGGCCGGCGCTGTCCATGTCGATGTTGCTGGTCAGCACGGTCTGCTCGCTGCCGGTGCCGGTGACGGTGGTTCCCAGCGCGATCGGCACGGCATAGGTCACCTTGTTGGCGATGATCGCGCCGGTATCGACCTTGTTGTCGGCCACGCCGCCGCCCGGCTTCACCGTGCCGGAAACGTCGCTGGCGTTGCGCCCGTCGATCGTGCCGACCAGGTCGCCCAGGAAGGCGGCGTTGGCGCTGGGCTGGTAGGGGTTTTCGCCGGAAACCGCGCTTTGCACCCAGGCGGAAAGCTTGCGCCCGCTGCTGTCCACGTCGGGATCGACGATGCGGAACGAGCGCACGGCAAAGGTGAAGTAGCTGGTCGGGTTGACCCCGCGCAGGAAGAACACCCGCTTGTTCGGCGGGGCGGTCATGATCAGCTCTTCGGCGGCGGTGGTCCCCGCGGTGTAGGCGCTCGAGCTTGACGAGTGCCGCACCATGATCTCGAACCCGTCGATGTCGGGCTCGCTGCCGCCATAGGTCCATTCGAAGCTGATGTCGGCGCTGCCGTCGTCGTTCAGCGTGTGGTCGATCGCGGTGCCGCTGCCGGGGATGGCCGGGGCGGTCGGCGTGGTGGCGGTGCGGTCGTTGCGGGTGTTGAAGTTGTTCGCCGCCGCCGCCACCGTGCTGGCCGCCGCCGCGCCGCCGCCGATGGTGCCCTGCAGGTCGCCGTTGAAGCCGGGCGTCGTGCTGGGCAGATAGGGGTTTTCCTCGGTCCGCGTGCTCTTGACCCAGACCGTGCGGATGAAGCCGCTGGGGTCGATATCGGTATCCACCCAGCGGAAGGCGCGCACCGCCCAGGTATAATAGGGCCCCACGGGCATGCCGCGCACCGCGTGGGCCCGGCGGTCGGCCGTGACGAGGAAGCGCATCTCGTCCACCGGCGTGGTGCCGGGCGTGTAGGCGGGGGAGCTGGAACGGGCATAGAGCATCACCTCAAACCCGTCGATGTCGGTGTTCGTCCCGCTCCAGCTCCATTCGAAAGACATGTCGATCGAGCCGTCGGCACGGACGACGTGATCCACCGCCGTGCCGTCGCTCGCCACGGTCGGCACCACGATGGCATCGCCGTTGCGGTCGTTCTGGGCGTTGAACAGCTCGTAAATGCTGTCGCGGGTCGCGGCGTAAAGCTCGTCGCGGGTCTGGCCGTCCTGCCCCAGCGCCGGGGTCGGCGGCGGCACGGCTGTCTTGCCCAGGGCGAAGGCGTGCTTGTCCTCGGTCTCGGTGATGAAGGTGAACGCCACCGTCATCCCTTCCGGATCGAAGGTGCGCTTGAGGATGATCGCGTCGTGATCGAGACCGAGCTCGGGAATGTCGAGGTGGACGCAGTCCCCGGGGCGATAGGCCCGCACCCGGTGGCCGAAGGTCAGCTCGATCGGCTGCAGCTCGCGCCCGTCCACCAGGCGATAGGCGGCAAGCTGCGCCGCCTGGTCCGCGTCCTTGACGAAGTTGAAGGGCCATTCGGCCTTCTTCACCTCGCCGTCCTCGGTGATGTAGGTCGAAACCGAAACCTCTTCGGTATCGGCGACCAGTTCCCAGTTGTGGTCCGGGCTGCGGTACTTGGGCACGATGGTGTTCAGCCGCTCGCGCCAGGTGCTCCAGGCGGTGGCCTTGCCGGGGCCCTCGGCCAGGTCGGCCTCGGTGAAGGTGTCCAGCGCCACTTTCGGCGCGGAATAGTGGAAGCTCAGCAGGCCGTTCGCCAGGATCGGCGTGCAGCCGCCGGCCGCGCAGATTTCCTTCAGGTTCGGCCAGCGGGTGTCCTGCGCCGGCTCGTAGACCACGCCGAAGATCGTCCAGCCATTGGTGTCGCAAACGTTCGCCCAGGCGGCCACGCCATCCCAGTCGATCGCCGAGCTGGGCAGGCCGATGCCGAAGGTGCGCTTGCCGTTCTGGTAGCGCCCGAAGGCATACATGGCCGCGTGCAGCGCCGGGTTTTCGCTCCAGGTATAGGTCGATTCGTCGCCAAGCCGGTGCGACCCGGAGCCGCCGGGGAAGGTGCTGTCCAGCCTCGGATCGTAAACCTTGACCCACTGGCCATAGGCGCCCAGCTGCGGAATGCCGCTGGCAAAGCGCTTGCCGTCCTTGTCGAACAGGAAGGACCACCCGATCGCCGCCTGGCCGGAAAACCTGCTGGCGGAAGACCAGCCCGGCGTTCCGGACCACTGCGGCGAAAGCGCGGTCGATTCCGGGCAGGTGCCCAGCTGCGTGTCGGTGTAGAGAAAGCCGGAATACCAGCCCGGAATCGCCCCCTGGTCGACGTAGGGCGTGATCGACTGGATCGGCCCGCCGCCCGAATAGACGATCGCCATGAAGCGATAGGGGTTCGGCACCTTGTTCAGCGTCGCGCCATAGGCGGCGTCGTGGCGCAGCATGCCGGCGAAATAGCCCTCGCCCATCACGTAGGGCTGCGGCGCATCGGCGGCGATCAGCACCTGGGTGACCGATCCGCGCGCGGGCGGCGGCCGGGCAAGCAGCTGCGCGCCGATGTTCGCGGCGGTGCCCACCACGCCGGCGATGGTGGCGATGGTCGTCGCCGTCTTCATCCCGATCGCGCCGAACACGCCGAGCCCCGTCGCGACAAGCGCGATTGCCCCGGCAATCATGCCGATGATCTTCAGAACCTTGCTCACGGGTCAGGCTTTCCGGGGTTCACGCAGAGACGCGGAGGAAGAAACAGAGACGCAGAGATGAATCGCACGCGGCAGCGTGCCATCCCTCCGGCCACCTCGGGCAAAACGCAGCGGCAGGATCGGCAAGGAAGGCCTGCGGCGCAGAGAAACGCCTCCGCGTCTCCACTTCCTTCTCCGCGTCTCTGCGTGAACCAAAATCATACCCGCCACGCCCCCAGCAGATCGCCAAGCGGGATCTGGATCACCACCATGCCTTCCGCGTTTTCGTGCCACCCGATCAGCTTGCCGACCCCGGCGTTGACGAGGATCGAGCCCAGACCGTCCTCGCTCGGCGCGACGGCCAGGTCGCCCAGCAGCATGCGCGCAGGCGGGATGCGCTGCAGGCCGGGCTGCGCGTCCAGCAGGTCGCAGGTGTTGGCCCAGCCCTTCGCCTCCAGCGCGCGAACCGCGCCCAGCATGCTGGCGACGGGCGGCATCTTCGGCACCGCATGGCCCATCTTCTTCAGGTGGAACCGGGCGAGGTGGACGCAGGTGTGGCCCTTCTTCCATTCGAACTTCTTTTTCCGGAACTTGTTCATGGTCGCGCCCGCAGCCATCTGCCGCCGCAGCAGCTCGTGCCCCATGCCGCCGGGGTTCATGCCGAAATCCGGTTTTGTCATGCCGTCCGCCTTTGGCGGAGGGGCACGCCTCCGCTAATGCCGCCCTGGCGGGCGTCATGCCGGGAGGCTTGGCGCCCCGCCCGCGAGCTGATTCCGAAAACCATCATCACATTATGTTCGCTGCTGCGCGCCACAGGTCCGTCGCCGTGCGCGGCGGGCCGTAGGTGGGCGGCGCTTCCACGCCCCAGGCGACGGGCTTGCCCAGCCCGGTGGCGTTGTCGTGCCCGGTCTCCGCCGGCCAGATCGACTTGTGGAACGACGGGTTGAGGCTGTTGCCGATGTTGAGCTCGAACAGCCGCTCGAGCCGCGAGACCACCGAGACGGAAAGCTGGCGATCCAGCGAAAGCACCATCTGGTCGATCATGCCGTCGAAGATCAGGTCCGGATCGCCCACCAGCGTGCCCAGGTCGACGTCGTACTCGCCCACCCAGAACCGCACCCGGCTGTTCTGGTAACCCGGCTGCGCGAGGCTGCTGATCGGCGTCGAATCCGGCGGCAGCAGCGTCATTTCCAGCGCCGGCACCATGTCGCCCACGCCCTCGGTCAGCGGCTCGATCGAGCCGATGGAGCCGAAGGTGTTGTGCTTCGAAGTGTAGATGTCGCCGTCGAACTCGATGAACCCGCCATCGCACAGCCGCACGGTCACGGCGGTCAGTTCCATCTTGACCAGCCCGATCAGGGCGATGCGCTGCATTTATCGCGTCCGCCTGCGGCGGAGGGCCGAGGAAGCGGTCACGCCGCTTCCTCCAAAGTGAACCCGAACTCGATCAGGCCGTCCACCGGCTGCGGCCAGCTGAAGTCCCCGGTCACGATCCCTTCCACCAGCGGCTCGTCGAGGATCACGGAATTGCCGTCGGCCAGCGGAGCGCGCAGCGGCGGCCAGATGCTCAGCGTGGCCGTGCCGCCGCCGCTGGCCGTGGCCTCGGCGGTCACCTGGTGCAGGTAATAGACGCCGGCGCTGTCCACCACCGAAAGCCAGTAGCCCTCGCGCGCGACATAGCCCGAGGTCAGCGACTTCACGGGCAGCGAAGTCCCCGCCGCGCCGGAGCCATTCACCGCGGGCGTGCCGGGCGAGCCCTGGTCGACGCCCGCCAGCAGGAAGGGAATGCGCAGGCCTTCGCTCTTCGCCCGCTCGATCCGCGAGATGAAAACCCGCGCGGTGTCGGCCGGAGTCGGCGGGAAGGTGAACTCGACCTTGTGCCGCATGCCCGCGCGGTCGATCCGCGTCACCGCGCCGCCGGTGCTGGGCTTCTGGAAAAAGCCGAAGTCCAGCAGCGACGGCTTGCCCATCGCGGGGCGGGGATCTGTTGGCAAGGTGATCATTTACCCCAGTTTCCTGCTCTGCGCGCCACTCATCCGCCGCACGCCCACCTCGCCGCCGGCGGCGGCAATCGCGGGCGCGGCCTTGACGATCTGGCCGTTCACCCGGACGTCGAAATAGGGGCTGGCCTCCACCTGGATGTTCATCGGCCCGCCCTGCCCCCACTGCCCGTTCGGGGTGACGCTGGAACCGCGCGGCAGGTTGACCAGCTCCGGCCCCCGCTCGCCGACCAGCGCCACGCCGCCCGGGTGCCAGTCGGTGCCGTTGGCATATTTCGGGATCGAGGGCGTGTTGATCCGCCCCGCGATATTGCTGCCGAACAGGCCGATGCTGCCGAGCTGGGTGATCAGGCCCAGCACCGACGACATGATGTCGAGGAATCCCCCGCCACCCTTGATCGACTGCGCCACGCGATCGAGCGCGCCCAGCGTCTTGTTCGCCATGTCGCCGAAGCTTTCGACCACGCGCACGTTCGAAACCTCGACCTTGCTGGCCATGGTGCCGACCAGGTCGCCGAATTCCGGCAGCGCCTTGTTGATCTTGTCGAGGTTGAACGGGTCGCCAAGCGGCTGCTCGATCTGCACGGGGTTCAGCCGGTCGCGCGCGGCGCGCAGCTGGTCGGCGGTGAATCCGCTGTTGCCCGCCCGCTCCGCCGCGTTCAGCGTTGCCGTGTCCGTTGCCCGCTGCGCCTTTTCCGCCGCCTCGGGGAACAGCCGGTCCATGATCTGGCGCACGTCGGCCTGCATCTTCTCGAACTGCGCCTTGACCGCCGCCGTGCCCTTGGCCGCCGGCTGCACCATCACCGAATCGAGCCGCGCCATTTCGGCGGCGATCCCGTCCACCATGTCCGGCACGTAGGAATGGCCGACCACGGCATCGTAGAGGTTGAAGAAGGCATTCTTGACGAAGTCGATCTTCGCCTTGAGGTTGGCCCAGACCTCGTTCAGCCGGTCGCGCAGGTAGATGCCGATGGCATTGCCGAGCTTCGCGGCGAGGTCGGAAACGCCGAAGGAGAACACCCGGAAAAGCCCCTGCGCGGCATCGAGCGCGCCGCGCCAGTCGCCGTTCAGCAACTGGCTGACCCCGCGAATGGCCGAGGCGATCCCGCCGAAGGTCTCGTTCGCCACCACCAGCATGCCCTTCAGCAGGCCGATCGTCACCGGGCCCATCACCCGCGCCACGGCCACGCCCAGCTCGCCGATCTGCGAAATGGCGGCGCGCAGCCCGGCGCCGAATGGCCCGTTCCACAGTTCCTTCACCGTGGCCGAAAGCGTGGTGACAAGCTGCTGTATCTCCGGCCCCAGCGCCTGCTGCGCCGACTTCCAGAATTCCTGCAGCACCGGGGCGATCTTGCCCCAGTTCATGTAGATCAGCGCGCCCGCGGCGGCGAGCCCGGCCATCGGCGCGGCAATCGGCGCAATCACGGCCAGCAGGCCGGAAAAGCCCGCCGAAACCGCCGCCATGATGCCGCCGCTGCCGCCAATCAGGCCCAGGGCCGCGGTGAACCCGGCGGTGCTGGTGGTGATCAGGCCGATGACGGATAGCAGCGGCCCCGCCGCCGCGGCGATGCCGGCAATGGCCAGCGCCACGTTCTGCCCCATCGGCGAAAGCGACTGGAACCCGGCCAGCAGCTGGTCGGCCACGCCCAGCAGGCGGGCCAGAACCGGCAGCAGCTTTTCGCCCACCGAAACCTTCAGCTCGTCGAACCGGGCCTGCGTCGCGCGCAGCTTGTTGGCAAAGCCGTCGCTGGTGCGCGCCACGTCGCCCTGCGCGTTCTTCGTGGATTCCAGAATGAGGTTGTAGCGGGCAAGGATCTTCTGCTGCTCGGTCAGCTCTCCGCCCACCGGCACGAGGCCCATTTCCAGCGCCTTGGCCTTCACCGCCGCCTCGGTCAGGAACACGCCGAAATCGCGCAGCGGCTCGCTTTCGCCGGAAAGGCCGCTGCGCAGCTTGTCGATCGCGGTTTGCGTGTCGACGTTGAAGAAAGAGCCCAGATCCTGCGCCAGGCTGGCGAAGGTCTTGGACATGTCGGCGGCGGCCTGCTTGGTCGGCGCGGCCTGGTTGAAGAACATACCGAAGGTGTTCGCGGCACGCTGCATTTCCTGCGTGGAGCGGCCCATGGCATTGCCGGTCTGCTCGGCCCAGCGGTTCATCTCGGCCGACATGGCGCCGAAGGTGACGTTGAAGGCGCTCTGCAGCTCGTTCGCCTCGCTCGCCGCCTTGACCGCGAAGCCGCCGAAAGCCGCCAGCGGCGCGGTGACGCCGATCGTCAGCTTCTGGCCAAGATCCTGCATGTCCTTGCCGGCCTGCGCCATGCGGCGGGTGGCGGCCTTCAGCTCCTTGTCGGCATTGGTCAGGCCGCTTTTGAAGGCCCCGGTTTCCAGCCCGAGATTGATCAGCAGGGAGCCGATAGTCGTCGCCATGCCTCAGCCTCCGATCCCGGCGCGCTTCGCCATCTTTTCCACTTCCTGCCCGAGCCGCGATGCGATCCGCCCCGGCGTGGCCGGGCCTTCCGCCTCCCAGGCGGGCCGCATGAACGGGTTCGCCGCCATATTCGCCGTGCCGAACTCCTGGATGACGGCGTTTCCGGCGACGCCCGGGTCGCGATAGCTGCCGCTGCCGCTCTTGCGCGCGACCGAGACGGCGGGATCGACCGAGCTGTCGATGCCGATCCGCACCCACTGGGAATCGCCTTTCGCCCGCTCGGCAATCGCCTTGATCGAAATCTGCAGCATGCCCTGCGTGCGCGGGTCGTTCGGCGCTAGGCGGCTTGCCGTGGCAACGATCGGCTCCGCCGCTTCCAGCAGCACCTTCTTCGCAATCCGGCGCATGGCCGCGGGCTTGCCCAGCGCGAGCATGGTCCGCTCGATCTGGGCAAGGCCCTCGATCTTCACGGTTCCGGTCAGGCTCACTGCCCAGTCCTCACTGTAGCGTCTCCGTCTTTTCCCCGTTGGCGAAGGTGCCCCCGGTGACCCGCACCCAGCTTTTCCAGGAGCGGCGCATTTCCTCGATCGACTGCGGCGGCGAAGGCTTCTTCGGCCGGAACATCGCCAGCAGCTCGTCCAGCTTGTGGATGTCCTTCGCCCGGCTCTCCACCGCCGCGATCCACCCGCCGACCACGGCAATGTCGCGCCGGGCGGCAAGGCGGTCTTCCTCGCCCCGGATCGCCGCCGCCATTTCGCGCGGGGTGGCGTTCCAGAAGAGGTGCAGCGGCTGCCCTGCCGCCACCCAGGACGCCATCGCGGCGTCCCAGTCGGTCAGCGCTTGCGGGTCGGCTTCCTTTTCGGCGGGGCCTTCCCCCGCGCGTCTTCCCCCGGGGCTTTCTCCCGGGCCACCGGCGTGCCGCCGTTGATCCCCGCCATCACCAGCTCGAGCACCCGGGCCCAGCCCAGTTCCTCGGCGATGGCGTCGACCTGTTCCTCGTCCGGATCGTCGATCAGGCCGCAGGCGAACAGCATGGCCAGCGCGCCGATGCCCATGTTCTCGATCGAGATGTGGGCATCGATCGCGGCGGCATTGCCGCCCAGGATGGCCTCGCTGGGAACGCCGGGGAATACCTTCAGCACGCAGCCCAGGAAGCCGCAGCCGAACAGCTGCTCGGCGGCGAAGCGCTGGCGGTGGCCGTATTTCAGCCGCCACTCGCGCCCCAGCGCCGTGAAGGTCACCACTCCAATCGGAGAATCACTCACGGTCAGACCGCCGACTCGGTGATCGCGCCGGAAACCTGCGCCTTCAGCGTGTATTCGATCAGCTCGCCGGGGGTGACAGTGCCGACGTCGAATTCCAGCACGATGCAGTTGCCGGCATACTTCAGCGCATCGGTCGCGCCGCCGCTGTCGCCGGGGATCACGGCCTCGAAGGCGCGCGAAAGGCCGATCGAGCTCACGCCCAGGTCATAGGTGGCATCGCCCGCCATGCACCAGCCCTTGACCTCGAGCTCGCCCGGATCGAGCAGGCCGGGCTTGTAGGTGCGGATGCCGTCGCTGTTGCCGTGGTGGGTGTCTTCCACCACCGAGCCTTTCGGCGTCGGCGGCTTGATCGAGGTCACTTCGCCCATGCTGGTCAGCGAGGTGCCGTTGTGGAGCTTGAAAGTCGCCCCGAGGCCAAGCTTGCTCATTGTCCCTTACTCCTTGCTAGCCGCGGCGCCAGACCGCGAAATCGAACCTCTGGCGATAAACCCTGCCGCTCCCGCCCAGCTCGTCGACCGAGCTGGAGCCGGTGGTGTCGAGGAAGCAGCCTTCCAGCGCGCCGGCGTCTCCGGTGTTGATGGCATCGAGCCGCGCCTGCACCGCATCGCGCAGCTGCTCGGCCGAAAGCCCGGTGGCGCCCCAGCAATCGGCCTGGATTAGGTACTTGGTCAGGTCGGTGCGCTGCCCCGCCAGCGTGTAGCTTGGCCGCGCGCCGGGAATGCGGGTCAGGGTGACCGAAGGAAGCCCCTCGCCCTGCGGCCGCTCGTCCCAGTTCACGCGCGTGCCGACCAGCGCCGTGATGGCGGTGCCATCCAACAGCCAATCGAGCAGGTCGTGGTCCATAAATTAGTCCCGTCCGCCTTCGGCGGAGGGGGGCGGCTCCGCTAATGTCCCCTGCGGGGCCATGCCGGGAGCCTTGGCTTCGTCCTTAGGCGTGGTGTCCTTGTCGGACTCCCCGGTGCGCCAAGTGTCGGCAACCTCCGGCGCGGGCTCGCGCTTTTTCGCCTTCGCATCCTTCGCCACGCGCTTGACGAGATCCTGATCGATCAGCACCCGGGCGTGATCCTTCGGGCAGGCATACTTGTCGCCCACGTCCTTCTCGCGCCGGGCACCGAAGGCATTCCGGTGCGGCTTCAGGGTTTCGACTTCCCACATGATCCAGATCCTCAGCTTTGCGGCACCGTGATGCAGGCCACGTCGACCAGCCTGCCGCGCTCGAATTCCGTCGGCACGCCGATCACCTCGAAAGTGCGCCCGCCGCAGCTCAGCCGGTCGCGGGGCGAGATCGCCGCCGTCACCGCGCAGTGGCGCAGGCGGAACAGGGTTTCGGCCTGCCCGGCGCTCTGCCCGGCCTTCCAGCTTTCCATCGCCCGCTGGCTGATCTGCCGCGCGGCGAAGGTGCCCTGGCTGGTGTACGTCGCCACCGGCTCGTTCCGCGCGTTGCGGCTTGCCGTGGAGAACTTCAGCAGCTCCACCCGCCGGTCGAGCATGCCCGCAAGGTCGCGCTTCATATTCGGATCATCCGGTAGCCCGCCAGGTCCAGCGCCTGCATCACCGCTTCCGGCAGCAGTCCCGCGCTCGAGCGGTTGTCGAACCAGGCCGCCACCGTCGCCAGGACGGCGGCCTGCAGCGGCTGCTCGATCGTGTCGGAACCGGCGGTGAAGGAAATCGTCACCGCGTTCACTGCGTCCAGCAGCTCGGGCCATTCCTGGTCGCTGTTGCGCACGATCCACTGCGGGCGGCTCGTGATGTCCAGCGTGTAGATGTCATCGCTCAGCGTCTGGCTGGCGCCCTCGGCGTCGCGGTAGGTGATCGATTCCACCGAAACCACCGGCGCCAGCGGCAGCTCGATCGCGTCGGTGAAAGCGTCCAGCTTCAACGTCCATTGCTGCTCGCCCAGCAGCACTCCGGTGTAAGCCTCCACCGCCCGCGCCGCCTGGTGGATGAAGGCGGTGATCAGGTCGTCGCGGTCGTCGTGATCGACTTCGCAGTGCTGCTTGGCCAGCGCCAGCGGCACCGCCTCGGGCAGGCTTGCCTCGGCCGTGGCCCGGGTCAGCCGGTTAAGCTGCGCCATGTCCTACCGCCTCCGCCCGTTGGAAACCGCCAGCGGGCGGCGTGAAACATGCTGCAGCGGCCTGCGCGACGAACCAGAGGCCGAAGTGCGCCGCACCGTTGGCACCGGCCGCCGCAGTCGGAACGATGCCGCGCCGAAGGCCAGGGTGTAGCTTGCCCCCTCGGCGGCGAACCTGCGCGTCAGGCTCGTGCCGAGCGCGCCGCCCGCCAGGGCATAGTTTCCGCCCAATGTTTCCATGGTTCTCAGGAAACCGAGCGTTGCAGAGCCGCCGATCAGCACATAGGCCGCACCGGTCACGGCAAGCACCCGGCCCACCCTCGCGCTCAGCGCGCCGCCCGCCAGCGCGTAGCTCGCGCCCGTCGCGGCAATGACCATGGCAACCGTCGCGGCCAGCGAACCGCCGGCCAGGTTGTAGCTCGCGCCGGTCACCGACAGCACCCGCGAAACCGTTGCCGTCAGCGTGCCTCCAGCCATGGTATAGGCGGCGCCGGCGGCGACGAACACCCGCGCGAGTGCAAGCGATGCCGACCCGCCCGTCAGCGTGTAGACGCCTGTCTCCGCCGTCAGGGTGCTGCCGGTCGAGGCCGGCTCATAGGTCAGCACCGCAGCACCGCCGGTCAGCACATAGGCCGCCCCGGTCACGGCAAGCACCCGGCCCACCCTCGCGCTCAGCGCGCCGCCCGTCAGCGCGTAGATCGCGCCAAGGCCAGCAAGAGATCGAGTCAGCACGGAACCCAGCGCGCCGCCTGTCAGGACGTAACCGACATCGGCTGCGTCGAAGGAACCAAGCGCGCTGAAACCGGCAGGAACCGCCGATGAAAATGGAGTAGCGCCAAAATTCGCAGTCATCGAAGCCCCTGCCGGCTCCGCGTTGAACAGCGCGTAGAGCGGAGATCCGCTGGCGATCGAAATGCCCCCGGTGCCGGCGACGGGATCGCCGCCCTGGCATACCCCGTTTTTGTAGAACCACACCTTCCCAGCGACGGCATCTCCCGCGACCATGATGACGTCGCCGTTCGAATATGGCGCATAAGTGGCGGGCGAGCCATTGCCATATCCCACGCCGCCGTCGCTGTAATAACCGACGCTATTTGTCGTGGCCCAGGCGCCCTCTGTCAGGGACTTCGCGGCATTTGCGACACCGATGGCGGTTTTCGACCCCGCAACCTTGGTTGCCGAAAAGACGAACTTGCCCGGCGATGATGCGGTGGAGCGGACGTTCTGGTTGATTCCGCTCGTGCTGGTCGCCGTGAGGTTCCCGTTCGACAGCGTGATCCCCGCCGCCTTGTCGGCCGGGTTCCATGTGCAATCGATGACCCCGGTGGCTTGCAGGACGCGCGAAACCGTCGCCCCGGCGCTTCCGCCGGCCAGTGAATATGCCCCCTCCATCCCGCGCAGCGCAACCGGGCCGGGTGTGTAGGTCAGCGTCGCGTCGCTGCCCGCCAGGCTGTAGCTCGCCCCATCGGCGGCGAGCCTGCGCGTCAGCGCCGAGCCCATCTGACCGCCGGTCAGCGTGTAGGAGCCGGTTTGTCCTTGGGCGACATAGTATTCCTCGATCGCAACAAACAGCCCGGCGGTGTCTCCGCTGACCGCCAGCGTCGGGTTGCTGGTTTCGCCGGTGCTGGTGTTGATGCGGAATTCGCCGCGTACCATGATGGAAGTGGTATTGTTGCGCGAGCGCGCAGCCGTGATCGGCGTGAAGTTCGCGCTCTGGGTAATCTGGGTTGCGCTGTTCGCCTGCTTGCCCAGCGCCCGGAAATAGAGCCGCGATTGCGTTGGCAGTCCGCTGAACGAAGAGGAGCCAAAGCCGTTTGCCGCGTCTACCTGGCTGGTCTGGACGCTTGTGGCGGTATCGATCCGGAGGTTTGCGCCCTCGCCCTTGCTGAAGACCCAGAGGGAGGCGCACTTGTCCACCACGGCCGAAGCCAGGTTGATCGTGAATGTAGTTGAAGTTTCATTGTTGCCGTTCGGCACGAAAAGCCACAGCGAGGTTGTGCAACCGTTCGCCGCCGCACCATTCGAATTCGTGTATTCGCCGAGCTTGCTCCAGGTGCCGGCTCCGCCGGTCACACTGGTGTGTTCGTTGTTATCGCCGTCGACCGTGCTGGAATTGTCGGTGGCGACGGTCATCAACGCGAAGCGGTTCCCGCCCAGTACTCCGGTGGCGTTGATCGTGGCCGAAGTCGTCAGCGTGAACGAAGTGCCGCTGGTGGAAGATTGTCCGGTAAAACCGCCGGTGACCGAAGCGATCGTCACTACTCAGCCCTTCCCGCTTTTTACCAGACGCCGCTTCAGGCCGCCGCCTCGGCGCGCTGATCGGCGGTGATCTTGCCGCCCAGCGCACGCAGGATCTGGCCGCGCTCATTTTCCAGCGGCATGCGCTGCAGCTGCAGCGCCCTGATCTCCTCGCGCAGCACCGGCTCGCGCGCCGTGGCCTCGGCCAGCGTCATCGCGGCAGTGCCGCCGACAATGCCGTCCAGCTCGGCCCACTTTGCCACCAGCTGCGCATCGAGCGCGTCGCAGTCCGCCGCCAGCGCGTCGAAGCGCTGCACCAGGGTCTTTTCCGTCGGGTTCATGGCTGGCCTCCTCAGGCGTTCGTCAGCAGGTTTGCGGGAAGGTCGAGCAGCAGGCTGTCGCCATCGGCCAGCGTCAGCGCCGAGCCGTAATCGTAATAGCCAAGCAGCTCGTCGTTGATCGCAGTGTCGTTGTAGACGTAGACGTAGCGGAACGGGCCGAGCGTGCCGCCCGAGGCGGTCAGCGTCAGGTCGGCCACCGAAAGCGCATAGGTGCCCCCGCTCTGCGCCGAGGAAGAGGTGGTCAGGTTGCGGCTAGAGCAGTTGGTATAACTGACCTGGGTGACGTTCGCCAGGACGCAGGCCGTGGTGGCCCCGCTGGGCGGCGTGCTTTCCGATCCCGGAGCCGTGTTCGAAAGCGCGACCACCAGCTGGTCGCTGCCGAGGTTGTGAACCTTCTCGGCCAGGTGCTCGACAAAACCGTTGAGCTTGTTCCAGGGCACAGGCATTTTGCGAACTCCTGATTAGGGGGAAACAGGAAGGGCGGCAGTCGCCGAAGCTACCGCCGCCCGATGCTGTTGGGTTGGTGGCCGGGTCAGTCGACCAGGATGTGGAAGGTGCCGGTCTTGGCGTTGCCGCCCTGGGCGATCACGATTTTCACGCGATCGGAGGCCAGCGCCACCGAAGCCTGCACCGCGGTGCCGCCGGCAGCGTAAAGCGAAGCTGCGCCAACCTGGCTGTGTGTCGCCTGCCGCGGCGCGCGAACGGCCGAGGCGTTGACGTCGCTTTCCGTCCACAGGCCCACGCCGGTGGCCTCGCCGGTAATGGCGAAGTCGACGCCGTTGGCGAAGTCGGTCTTGACGTACTCGATCTGGTGGATCTTGCCGGAAAGGCGGGGCGAATAGACCGTGGCCGAACCGTCTGCTGCGGTGGTCACGCTGACTGAGTAGCGCTTCATTGTCATTTCTCCTGAGTGGAACTGGCAGACTTGTTTGCAGGCGGCGCGGCCATCTTGTTCGCCGGCCTCGGCGCCTTCTTTTCCCCGGCAGCCTCCACTGCGCCGAGCCTGATCAGCCGCTCGCCGTGCCGCCGCGGGTACTCCGCCAGCGTGCCGACCGCCCATCCGTTCAGCGGGCGGAGCAGCCTAACCTTGATCTTGTCCATCGTTCGTCCTTCGCTTTCCGAAGCCCCGGCGGGCCATGCTCCGGCCGGGGTTTTGAAAAGCGGGGCGGGAGTTGCCTCCCGCCCCGGCTCATCCGGTCACCGCTCAGATGCGGCCCAGGTCGCCATAGACCAGCGCCGCCGGGCGATAGATCGCCAGGGCGAGCCGCTCTTCGGCGCGAATCGTAACCTTGTTCTTGGTGAAGTTGTCGGCGTCTTCGGTCGAAACCTCGACGGTGGCATCCTGCCGGTCGAAGATCTGGGCGGCCAGGTCGAAGGCGCCCACCAGGAACTTGTCGGTGGTGATCGCCTGGGTCGCCACCACGGGCAGGCCCCAGAGGCGCGGCTGCAGGTTGCCCTGCGGATTGCCGAGCAGGTACTGGTTGGCGCCGTCCTTCAGGGTCTCGATGTAAGCCCAGTCGGTCGGGTGCAGCACGATGCCATTTGCCGGATATTCGGCCAGGGCAACCTGCAGGATGCCGAAGCGGATATCGTCGATCATGGTGTCGGCCGTCAGGCCGGACTGGATCGAATAGGCGGTCGCCTCGGTGATCAGGCCGGAAAGGTTCGGGCTGTTGCCGTCGCCGGAAAGCAGCTGCACCTCTTCCTTGTAGGCCAGGCCATAGCGCAGGCGCTGGTCGATGATCGACTGCAGCGCCGGGGCGTCGGCCAGCACCTGCACCGAAGCGCGCATCCAGTGCGCGATCGTGCGAACCGGCGCGGTGTCCTCTTCGAACTGCAGTTCGGACTGCGCCTTCGAACCGCCTTCGGCAACCGGCGCGGCCTGGTTGTCGAACAGCTTTTCCTTATCGAACTCGATCATGTTCGACGTGGTGCGGCCCTGGGCCAGCAGGTTGCGGATCGTCATGCGGCGCTGCGGCAGCATGACGGGCGCGGCCTGGGCATTCTCGATCAGCGCGCCGACCGAGCCGGAAGCGTCGGTCGTCAGCGACGAGATGTCCTTCACCTCGACCAGCACCCGGCCACGCGGGCGGGTTTCGGCGGCGAAGGCCTTGAACCGCTCGTCCGCGACGAACTTGGCGCCGGGGGTGCCCGGCTCGGCAGCGCCGCCGCCGGCGGGGCGGGCCAGCTTCTGCTCGATCTCGTCCAGGCGGGCCTTGGCTTCGGTCAGCGCGGTCAGCGCCTCGTCGGCCAGTTCCTTGGCGGTCTGGCCCATCTTCTCGCCGCTCTCGGCCTTGCCCAGCGCGTTTTCCGCGATGGCCTTCACTTCGTCGTGCTTGCGCTCGAAAGTGGCCTTGGCTTCGGCGGCCAGTTCGGCCGCGGTCTTGGTTTCGGTGCTCATGGTCTGAAAGTCCTCGTTCTGCGGCGGCTCAATCGGGCTCGCCGGTCATGTCGATCACGGGTGCGGATGCCATTGCGGCCCAGAACGCGATCATCGGATCGCTTTCCTCGCCGGTTCCGGCAGGGGCCCCCTGCTCGGCAGCCTGGCAAGAGCGCACCGCCCGCTCCGCCTCGCTGTTGGAAAAGCCGAACCCATCCTTGAACAGCTCTTCCAGCTCGCGCGGCTGCAGCCGGTCCCCGGCGGCAAGCCTCGCGCGCAAGTCCTCCAGCTCGGCGGCCTTCACCGCCGAAATGGTCGCCGACGTGTTGGCCGGCATCGAAACCACCGAAACCTCGACCAGCGCCAGCTCCTTCAGCTGCACGATGCCGCTGGCATCGGGCTGGTCGGCCTTGATCGTGCGATAGCCGATCGAAAGCCCGTCGACGTCGCCAGCAGCCAGCAGGGCATAGGCTTCGCGCCCGCGCTGCACGTCCATGTTCAGCCGTCCGGTCACCAGCAGGCCGGTCTCGTCCTCGGCCATCTCGATCCAGCTGCCGATCGGCTCGTTCGGATCGTGCTGCCAGAACATCTTCGGCCGCGTCTTGTTGCGGCGGTGCTCGGCCAGGCTGCGCTTGAACGCGCCCTTGACCACCACGTCGCCATAGCTGTCGACGTTGCCGAACACCGAGCCATAGCCGGTAAACGTGCCCTTTTCGTCCAGCGCCTTGATTTCCAGCACCGGCGCGCCCTGCCTGAACTTCATGCCGAAACGCCTCCGTTTGCAGCCGCTCCGCCCGCCGCGATGGCGTCGGTCAACGGCACGTCCTGCATCTGCACCATGGCCACGTCGCCGCCGGGAATCGGCGGCAGGTTTTCCAGCGCCCGCGCCTCGTTGCGCGTCATCAGCCCCAGGCGCACCATCACCTGGTAGAACTCGGCCCGCGCCTGGCTGTCGCCGCGCAGCAGGCCTTCCAGGCCGAATTCGATTTTCAGGCCCTGCTGCCGCTCCACCCGGGTCAGCAGCTGCTTGGTCAACGCCCGCTCGAACCGCCGCAGCCGCTTGCGCAGCGCGAACTTTATGAAGCCCAGCACGTCGACTTCCTTGCCGGTACCCCAGTTCGAAGCCTTGTCGCCGTAACCGACCATGGCCGGCGGCACCCCGAAGATCCGGCAAATCTCCTCGCCGGAAAACTTGCGGCTTTCCAGCATCTGGGCGTCCACCGGATCGATGGTCAGCGTTTCCCACTTGACCCCGCCATCCAGCAGCATCGGCCGCCCGGCATTGATCGAACCGACGAACTTTTCCTGCAGCTTGCCTTCCAGCGAATTGCGCTGGTCGCCCGTCAGCCGCGCGTCGGTCGAAAGAATGCCGCTGGGCCGCGCCCCGTTGTCGAACAGCGCCTTCGCCGCGGCATCCGCCGCCACCGCACCGGCAAAGGCCCGCCGGCAAACCGAAAGCGTAGAAGCCCCGCCCAGCGGCCCGCCACCGAAGCCGCGAATGTGCAGCATGTCGGCCTCGCCAACTTCATTCTGCTCCCCGTCGACGGTCCAGCGGTAACGCCGCAGCCCCTGCCGGTCCCGGCTGACCTGCATGGCCTGCGGCGGCACCGGGGTCAGGGCGACAATAGCTCCGCCAGTGCGCCGATCGATCGGGGCGAAGGCGTTCCCGTGCAGCTCGACCGAGGCGAACATGAACTCCCAGAATTCGAAATCGTCCTGCTCGGCGTTCGGATCGGCGCGCAGCAGCCACCAGAGCGGGTGGTCGTTGCGCTCGATCATCACCCCGCCCTGCTTCTGCAGCACGGAAGGCGTCAGGCTCGCCGCCGTCCCCGCGATCAGGTTGACGCAGGCCCAGGTCGCCGAATACCCGATCGCCGCCGCCCCGCCGGCAGCGCCGCTGTCGGCATATTCCGCCACGGTGATCCGGTTCGTCGTGAAATTGTTGCGATCAGAGGCACCCGGCGGGCCGCTGTCGATCGACCACACCGCCTTGCCCTCGACCGAACCATAGCGGGCAAGGTTGATGATATCGCGGAAGCGCCCCATGCCTACAGCGCCATGATCCATTCATCGACGCTGATCTGCCCGTCGCCCGCCACCGGCTCCAGCTCCATCAGCTTCGTCGCGATGAACCCGGCGATCAGCGGGTCGATCTTGCCCGTCCCGGCCGCCTGCTTGGTAACGTGCACCGCATTGCCCCGTTGCTCGGCCCGCGCATTCGAAACGCACCAGTCCATCAGCGGCGCCCCGCCGTGCGCTGCGCCGCCGGCTTCCAGCTTGCGCGCCATCGCCAGGATCGCCGAATTCATGTTTGCCGCGGTCTGCGCCACCGCCGTCACCACGCCGGAGGAGACTTCGCCCGTCACCAGGTTAGCCTCGCGCAGCGAGAACCCGGCATCGCGCAGCCCGTCCAGCACCGATCCGATGGCGGCCCGGTCCACGCCGATCCCGTCGTCGGCCGGCAGCAGCCCGGCGTCGCGCACCCGCAGGCACACCTCCACGATCCCCTGCACGTCCTCGTCCGCCGTGGTGCGCAGCCAGTCCTTGTCCGATTCCGCATCGGCCAGCACCGAAGCCACCGCCCGCCCGCCGCCAGGCTGCCCCCAGACGGTCAGGTCGCCATCGGCAATGAACCCGCGCAGCAGCGGAACGTGCTTCAGGTTCGAAGCCAGCACCTTGCAGTGCACCCACGAATGGAACCAATAGAGCCAGACCCCGGTCTTGCGATCCCGCCCCAGCACGCAAAGCCCGGTCAGGTCGTCCAGGCCGCCGCCGTCGATCCCGACCACCGCAACCTCGCTCCGCCCCAGCAGCTCGTCCAGGCTGCGCAGCGGCTCGAACACCGCCGAAGTCCAGTAATCCGCGCCGTTCCACCGGTCCCGGCGAAGCCGCATGCCGATCTCGACGTTCAGGTGCTTGGCAAGGAACACCTGGATGGATTCCTCGCTTTCCCCGGCCTGCGCCTTGACCATCTCGCGCTCGAGCCATTCCTGCGAAACAGACCGGCCAATGTGCGGGTTGGTGACGTAGAAATTCGCCGGGTCCAGATAGGCCTCGGCCTCCAGCATTTCCTCCGGCCATTCGTACAGGATCGGAAGGAAGCTCGGATCGTGGATCACCCCGTCGCGCACGTCGCGCGCATAGGCCAGGCGCTCCTTGAACACGCCCGAAGGCGGCTCGTCGGAATGCGTGCTGATGTCCAGGACAAAGCCTTCCTGCCGGGTTGACAACCCCCCGATGGATTCCCGGAACATCGCCGGGGCTTTGGGGCTTTTGCCGAACAGCCAGATTTCTTCGCGCAAAACCATGCCGGACTTGCTGCCCGCGACCACGCCGGAATCGGCCGATATAACCTTCAGCTCGGCATCATTGTCGAGGTGCCTGATCGTGCGCTCGTGATCGATCACCTTCAGCGTCACCGCAAGTTGCGGATCTGCGCGCACCATCCCGGCCGCCGGTTCAAAACTGTTGTTTGCCACTTCCTTGGTCGGCGCCAAAATCGTTAATTCCGCGGAAGGCCGCCAGTTGATAATCTGCGCCGTCGTCATGATCCCCGCGGCGATCAGCGACTTGCCGTTTTTCTTGCTGATCAGCAGGAAGACGTCGCGAATGTAGCGGATGCCGGTTTCAGGATCTTCCGAGCCGAACAGCACCGCGACCAGGTCGAACACCCACTGGCCACAAACTTCGCCGAGCGTCGGATGCCGCCCGTCTGGCCGCTTTGGCAGATCTGGCACCTGCAGCGACTTGAACACCGCTAGCGCCTCGGCAGCCCTTTCTGGAAATAACGGCGCGCACGGCACCAGGCTTTTCCCGGCGACGATCCGCTCGCGCCAGTCAGGGCAGGCCGTGGTCCATTCCCTCACAGTTGCGAAACCAGCCCCGCCGGCGGCTTGCGCGTCGCGAACAGCCCCTCGGCACTCGCCGCGGCCTCGCGCGCCGCTTCCTTCTTGCCCAGCTTCCGTTCGGCCTTTTCCTTGCCGACCGCCTTCGTGATCATCTGCACCGACTGGGCCCGCGCCGCCTCGCGGTCGAGCAGCGCCAGGCGCGCCTTAACCGCGGCGACGTTCCCGCCCATCGCCTGGTCGCGCAGCTGCCCCAGCATCTCCATCCGCGCCCGCGTCATCGCCAGCTCGCGATCGGCAATCTCGGAGGGAAAAACTTTCCGCAGGGTCTTCACGTCACAGCCCATGACTTTGGCCGCCGTCTTCTGATCGAACCCGCAAGCAAACAGATCGTTGAGTTTCCGCGACTTTTCCGCCGTCCAGACAT